CTTGAACTCAGATGAGAACTAGAACAAGAACAAACGTCTCGACATGGGTTACTGGCGCAGCTGGCATTCGAATTCAATCGAATGTTTACTGCGCTGGAAACCCTCCATCAGATACGTCCAACATTAATGTTGCTGCGTATATGGTGCCAGTCAAATACACTGAAGAGTGTATGACTGATTCGCTAGGGAAGTCGCAAATTCATGCTGTTCAACATCGTTCCAAGACTGTTAGTCTTGGAGATGCTGACTACGTGATTTATGCGAATTCGATTGGTGGTAGATCTTGTGTATCCTCCTATGGCCCATCCGCTCAAGTAGCGAATTGGCAGGTTGGATTCATGAACTACTTCCTACCGTGGTCTGTCTCTTCAGGCAGTTCCATCCCTGGGTCGTGGTCGTTTGGTAACCTTGGTTTCAATGAGGACGTCCTTAAAAACGACGTACTAGAGCAAGCTCGGAACTTAAAAGCCGATCTTCTTCTAGACCTTATCGAAGCTAATCAGATATGGCCATCCGTTAAATCGCTTACCACTAGTTTGCCTATTATGGCAAAAAACTGGCACTCGATTCGAAAGGTCATTAGGACAGCTAGCGGTAGTTTCCTCGCGTGGAAGTTTGGCATTTCGCCTCTCTTACACGATTTTATGAGTGTTCACCGTTATCTGCCCAAGATTAAAAAGGATATCGATACGGTTCGTAAAGCGAAACCACGAAGGTACAGCCGTATGGCTGAACTTTCTGCATCATGTGTCTCACTTGCTTATGTGAATGGCCTTATGGGCAATTCAATGATCAAATGGGATTCTAATGTTGTGATTCCGCCTAGGATCCGTTACGTGCTTGTAGTGAAGCCTAACACCAAGTATCTGACCGATGCGTTTGCATCGATCGATAACTTCTTGTCTAGGTTCGCGACATCACCTGCTAGTCTTGCATGGGAGAAAATTCCATTTTCTTTCGTGGTTGACTGGTTTGTTGACCTGCGTGGAGCTTTGCAGAAGATTGATTCTTTGATGGGCGTAACACCCTATCAGGTTATCAGTTTTACGCGAAGCTTTAACTACCATCTGGCTAACTCGTGGCAGGGCGTATACAAATCGCCCTGCAACGGATCTGTTATCCAGACTGTTCCAGTTGGTTCCTGTGAGTGCAAGCTATACGAGCGGTCTTTAGCTTCTACATCTACTAATTTAGTGATGTGGAAGCCTCGTTTCGGAAAGAGTCAGGCTGCTATTTCAGCAGCTCTGATCTCCCAATCCCTAAGTAAAATCTAGGGTGTAAGAGCGACTCGAGTGTTATGGACGTTGCTATAAGTATTCCTATGAATACAATTATATCTGATGATTCACAACTGCTATCCAAGGACTGGGCGATTTCTATTTTAGATAATCACCTGATCGCTGGATTGCCTGTATATGAAATTGATAGAATTATGATGCTTTTAGCATTAAATTCTGGCCTTTCATATGTTCCCTTAGTAACCGCACTTGAGAAATCAAGTTTGTTTGCTAGGGTTCTTTTGTACGATGGTATCTCTATTAAATGGGAGCAATCTCATATTAATATCGATATCCGTCGCACAGATGTTAATCATCAAAATATCAGTCACCCCTTTCCAGGGGGAAGTTGATATTCGTCCATAGTAGCTGTTAGTCAACACATAAAACACCATACAATGAACGCTGACTTAACGTTCAACACGATTGTCTTTAAAAAGAACTGGGATGACCCAGATAAAGGCAGTCTTCGTCGGTCTACCACTCGGGCTATTAATACGCCTGATGATATGACCATCAAATCGCAATCGTATATCGACTCAGTCACGAAAGTGCCTGGTAATCGTTACACGGGGCGAATTGATCGTAGTGATATTGATGCAAGTGGTCGTAAGATTGTATCTTCGATTTACTTCGTCATTGCAGTTCCGGAATCGGCGCTTTCAGCGCAAGTCACTGATATTGTGACTACGTTTAAGGCAGTCGTTGCGGATGCGAACTTTATCACGAACGTTCTAAATGGCGAGAAATAATTGAATTCATATTCGTTTATTATCGTCTTTTAGAAGTGTTGAAGCAGTAGTTAGTCATTTCGATGCCTAGCTGCTCTTCATTAGAAGAACAGTAGGCTTGTATGGTACTCCTAATATGAATGCTATAGAACATACATATGTTAGCCTGCTAGCAGATGTTGCCTCGTTATCTGGATTCTCTGAAATACGAGGGTCTTGGTATGGGCTACAATGGTGTCTTAATGAGGCACCGAAGCTAGAGAAGCAGCTATTGGCCTCAGTCGAATCAGGGCAACCCCTTGATATCGAAGTCTGGCCGATAGAGCTGAGGAGACTCGCACTTGCATCCTTAGTGGATGCAAAAGCAATGCGATATCTTAGGCAGCTTCTTCTGTTCTGCTATAAGGCCTCTGTAACACATGACAACACGACAACCGAGAAAGCGTTCCAAGATTTCTTGGAAACTAATCACGCTGTTGGGAGGTTTGGGGCTTCTCTCGCAAGAGAAAGTCCTCGACTTCTTGATAGCGTTCGCCGACACGTTCAATCAGTGCTGTTCCGATTCGATGAGAAGGCATTTAAACCCTCACATGGTCCCGGAGCAGTTACCACCTCGAAGTCGAGATGGGAACACTGGTACTCTACAATAGAGTATGTATATCCTTATTCTGACCACATGTGCTTATATTTTAATCAAGCACATTGTGAGCAATTAGACGGATGTACAGCGAATGATCATATTATCGCTAAAGTCATAGCTGTTCCAAAAGACAGCCGTGGCCCTCGCCTTATATGTGTTCATCCTGCTGAGGCCATTTGGGTCCAGCAAGCGGTCAGACGAAACCTTGAGAGAGCTATCTCTCTTAGGCGGTCTCCTCATTCCGGT